ATGCGCGGTTCAGTAGAATTAGCACCGGCAGTATTTACTCCTTCCTGAACAAGTGTTAGCCTTGTTGGATAAGGCTGTAAACCGGAATAACCGCCAACCTTGTAAGGCTTTTCTGCTGTAAAAAATGCGGTACTCGTCAAACTTTGACCGTAACCAGCACCACCACCATAAGCGCGGAGATAGCCACTACCAAAACCTTTTGTGAAAACATTTGCGTTACCAAAAGCAACCGTTTCATACCCTGCGCTGTCAAGAAAATTAATAGCCGATGGCTGGCCTGATACGATACTGTGTCGCCAAAGGGTTAAAACATTGTTTTCATTCAGGTTATTCCAGCCACCGGCACTCGCATCATTGTTTGAGTTGATAATATATGTACTGCCACCTGTATTTAAAATCTGAACAGGGCCTTCTATGCTGTTTTGAGACAGGAAAGTCGTACCCATTTTAGTGCCATGGCCAATGCTGTCCGCATTGGTACCACGAGTGAAGTTATTAGTTAGATAACCCGTTAAAGCGGGATTGCTTGCAGGGGCAGATATTAAACTTAAGGCAGCCACATCAGCACTATCGGCTGTCGTATAATTAGCCTTTTGCTCAAAACTCACAACCTGATTGCCTGGATAAGTAAACCGCATAGTGCGCCTGTGATTATCCGACTTTATCCAGCTTAAACGGTTAATACTATCTGCATAAAAAGCAACCCCGGTAGCCGGTGCCGCTGGGCTTGTGGCCTGTGTAGCTAAAACTATTGGCTTTGTAAATGTTTTTGACCCGGTAATTGTTTCGTTTAAGGCCTGATGAACCAGGTTGGAAAGCATGGCAGTCGTATCGGTGTAATTGACTTTGGTTGCTATACCAGCGCTGGTTGCATAATTCGCCTGTAAATAGCCCAATGGTACCAAATCAGCACTTACTGTTGGCGCGTTTTCTCCTTTTACTTCACCGTTAAAATCAAAAATAGCACCATTAACATCGCTGCTGCCATTCCAGTATTGGAAAGTTAATTTGTTATTCCCATCTTTTTCGAAACTAATAGCCGGGCCTGAATTTGTAGCTGGTATAAGCCACCTCATATCATTATATATGGAATTCTGGGATATATCCCATGAACCACCTGTTGATAGATTAACTGATCCATCCCCTAAAATCAGGGTCTGGATCATAGTTTGATTATTAAAAGTCTCCTGACCGTTATAAATATTATTACCTGTATAAGTATGACTCCCAGCATAAATAGCGTTATTTATACTATCAATATATAATTTAGTATTAAGACTATTATGGGTATTAAAGTAGTAAGGAGTTATATATGCGCTTGCGCTATCCACTATCGGTAAATAATATTTCTTCACCCAGCTTCTACCGGCAAAGAGTAGCCATCCGTCTTTTTGGAATGCATAGTGCTGGGTGTCTACGCCAACTATTTGCCTGAACCCTAACAAGGATTGTGATTCCGGGCTGGTGGGGGCGGGATCGGATTGTGCTTTTGCAAACAAGGCTGCAAAAGCCAATAGAAATGTAAAAATGTATTTTTTCATGTTTAAAAAGATATTATGCCTGTTTGTGGAATGACCCAATCAAAAACTATTGTGATAATCTCCGTCCCGTCGGCTGATAGGGTGATGGTCATGTTATAATCTATACTTGCCATGGGGTAACTACCGTCGGTGTTAGGCGTGCCTTTTGCATATACAGTTGGCTTTTTGAATAATGTATTGCCCAATAAAGCAGCATAGGTAGCTGTATTGGTAACTATGTCGGTTTGCCAGTTAATGGTTAGCCCGCTTACGGCGGCAAATGGCGTGTTGTAACTGGTTGTGGTAATTGCTGTTATTAAGCTAAATCCCGCAGGCCATACGCCGCCTGCCTTGGGGCCGAAAAAGTAATAAGTAGAAAGGTTGATATAGTAATCGCCGTTAACACCATCTGTTAGGTTTGACGGGTTGGTTGTGCCCTGCAAAATGGTGTTGCCATTGGTGCCGTTTGTCCCATTGGTGCCAGCTGTGCCCTGCGGCCCTTGCGGCCCGGTTGCCATGGAGAATACCTGTGCCCAGGTGCCTGCCGTCCTTAAATAAAATATGCCGGTCGAGGTATCGATATAGCTATCTTTATCGGCACCGATGGTACTGCCAGGCAGGCCGCTTCCGTAAATCAAAGTGCCGTCGGGGCCGCTGCCTGTAGGTATAGTGCAGGCAAGCGCCCAGGTGCCGCTTATTTTCTGGTAAAAAGCAAACGTATCGGTTTTTAAAAATACATCGCCGTTGTTGCCGGTGGTGTTTTGGGGGATGCTGGTGCCAAAAGAAACATTGGAACCTACCAGCATATTTGCCGCAACAAACGAAAGCAGGGTACTAAATGAAAACTGGTAATCGGTGCCGTTGCTTACCACTATTGAAATATCGGTAGCCCCAATGCTGGAGGCAACCGGCAGTTCGCTTATTTTTTTATCTGCCATTAGTTTATAAATTCATTAAGTGGTAAAAAGCCATTGTTTTGGCTGTAGCTATCGCCCGGATAATTGAAATCGGTTTTATCAATTCCGCGTATGCGCGGGCCGGATTGACGGGCGCTGCGATTTTTATCGTTATAATACCACAGCGGAAACTCGGCGCGGTTATCCCATAAAAACTTTTCAACCTCATTAGCATGGGCATTGGCTACGCTGCGCTGCTGCTGTACAAGTTTGGTAACCTCCTGTGGCGAAAGTGTATCGCCGTTGTCGTGGTGCTTTATAATGGGGCCTGTAGCTGTATAATGGATTGAGTCGGCCTCAATAAAACGGGCAAACGTGAAGTAAACCAGCATAGGCAGCAAGCCTTCATACAATACTACGTGCCCCCTCGTATCCAGATATTCCGATCCGTTCAGCAGGTCTTTGTATGGCTGCGGAGTATTATCCATTTGGGTGCCATCGGCGTTAAAATATTGGATAAAATCATAGTATAGCGCATGGCCCAAAAAGGGTTTAAGGTCAAGCTCCTGGGCTTTTTTAACGAACACCTTTATGCGTTCGGGTTTTATATTTACTGAAAGATCTTCGTAATTCTGAAACGTGATCTGGTCGATGAGATAGATTTGGCTCATATGCCCCCCAACCCCCTAAAGGGGGAGTTTTTTAAGATGTGAATTTTTTAATTTGGTTTTTAAGGTTCCCTCTTTTGTTCCCCCTTCAGGGGGTTAGGGGGCTCACCATCGCCTCGGCTTCGGCTTGTTTAAAGCCGTAGGCATATACCAGTACGGCTATTTTATTTTCGGCAGGGATGCTGGCAAGTAACAGGTCGTTTATGCTTTTACCTGCCACCATGCCTGCATTATCATCGGCTACATTGGCCGGAACGGGTACGATGTTCCAATTGCCCAATGGGTTGATATTGGTATAAAAATGACTGAACACTTCGGCAAAGGTTTCTGATAGTTCCAGCCTGTCGGCTGCGGTATTGTCATTAAATTCCCTTATGGCCTCCTTTTTTTCGCTGCCGTTGCTTAAGCCTGATGTTTTATCGGAGTTGATGAGCTCCTTCGGAATGGAAAAGCCTTTGATAATGCGTGCTTCGACCGATTTTTCAGTTGTTTCAAAAAGCTTATCATTATTCTGAATGGCATAAGGCTGAAACTCAGGTTTCGATGTTTCGTCTTCATATTCAATAACGATGATCTTTTGCGCGCTTTTGGCCCCCTGAAATGCCCCCAGGTCTTTTTCCAGTTGCGATGGCGTATTGTAATAATGCTGCTCATCGCTATCCGGGCGGCTGTTATCAGCTTCTTCGCGGCGCGATTGCATGAATAACATGGTCGACGGCAAAAAGCCGGTGGTTACCTCGCGGTTGTTGAATATTTTAATGCCAGCTTCCGTTTCAAAATCTTCCCAAACACTGTCGGCCTCAATCAGCGGATAATCATCCACCTCGGGGTTAAAATAAAATAGCTGCCCTTTGTACTTTTCCCATCCACCGGCATCAATTACCTGCTGCTTAATAACCGCCGCATCGGGGTTATAGTTATCCAGAAAAGTGATCTTGCTGCGCATTATGTTTTTCCAGGTTTTGCGCCCCCAGTCAGAATAGATGGCAAACTTATCGGCAGTATCGGGGCAATCTGTATCGCCCATCCGGATATCCTCGAACTTGATATAATTTACCGATGCTATTTTAAAATTGGCATTGTAGTTTACATGTATGCCGAAGCCGGTAAACAGCCCCTTATCGGTAGCTATGGCCTTTAGCAGTTTAGCTAATGTTAAGCCGTTTTTATTAACCGGTTGTTTGCCCAGGTCTTTTTGTTCAAAGCCATTACCGGCTATAAATTTTGCCCTTTTGTTCCAGCAATCTTTTGCGGTAGGCGAGGCCGCCACCAGCTCAAGCATACGCTGCGGATAGGCGTTATCCATATCATAGTTCAGTATGCCGAAAGTTTGGTTCGGCCTTACCAATATTCTCCGCTCAATTTGTGGTAGATAGGTCTTCATTGTATTGATTTTGTAGTGATCCAGTGAGTCCGAATGATTCACCGGCCGACACCCGGCAGGCTGCGCCAATAGCAGTTGTTCCTGGTATTTCCGGCTTTTCATCTTCCGGAATATTGGTAAACAGGGCTGCTATATGCGGATATCTTTCCAGGTACCACGCGGCTTCATCATCGCTTAAATTATTGTTAGTGTGTATTGCGTGCGAGCCGGGTGCAAACTGGTGCCTGCCGGGTTTTAGGGTGTATTTCTTGTTCATTGTTCATGGAGCCCCCTCTAAATCTCCCCCGGTAGGGGAGACTTTTTAATTAATAAATTATAAAGATTAAATAAGCCCTTCCTACCGGGGAGGGTTTGGGTGGGGCTATGCTGCTACCAAGGCCTCAATTGCAGCAATGGTGCTGGCAAAGGTTGCGCTGCCACTGGTTGGCGCTATAGATACTGCACGCGGCGGATAAGGTTCCCTTAGCTTATCGGGGTTGGTTAATTTTAGTTTGTAGCCGCCATCTACCGTATCGTCAGCTGCGCTGCGTTCGGCATCGGTTAGTATCAGGCCGTTTACAGTGCCAAACAATTCGACAGCCGAATCGCTGGAGTTGTAGTTGTTTACTGCTATGGCGCATACGCGGCCGTAGCCCATTGCCTGCAATTGTGTTTTAATATCAACCGATATACCTGCCACGTTAAAGTCGATCTCCTCGGTATAGCGTGGGCCTACCGATGTTTTGGCCAGCTTTGAGGTAGTGTTAAAGCTGTTATTAGTGCCCTCAAACTTGTAAATATTGGCGCTGCCTACCGCAGTAAGGCTGGTTACAATGAGGGGGTTGGTGGTATCAAACGTTAGGGTAAAATCGTCCTGGTTAAAAATGTAGATCACATCCTCAATACCAGCGGTTACGGGGTCGCTGGTCCCTAAACTGAACCCGGCGTTTATTTTATTGTAAATTGACATAGATTAATTATTGATTTATTGAATTAGTGATTGAGTGGGTTGTGAATGATGAGGCTTAGTATATTCACTAAATCAATCATTCACTAATTCACTCATTGTCGGCTATGCCGACAGGTAAAATATCTCGTTAGCAAATTTGAAGTTCACGGCGGCTTTCATACGGGCTTTCATGCGCACTACGTTATCATTGGTGTAGGGTTTCATGTACACGGTTGAAAGTTCCGATTCATCGCCCAGCAGATCGACCCCTAAAAACAGGTTTGATGCACGTGCACCCAATATGGTATTGGCCTGCCAGTGGTTCATGAGCTGTAAAGGCATGCCCAGGTAATCCATCTGTTTCGGATCGGTAAAGGCATTCAGTACGTTGATGGCCTTATTGGCCTGCGCCTGTGCATAGGCATAGCCTACATGAAGCGGTATTTGCAGGTTAAAATCATCCTGGCTACGGTCGGCGGGGTCAAGCTGTGCATATACGCTGGTTAAAACCGATAATACGTTGCTTACATTAATGTAGCTGATAGTAGCAGCAGTTGATGCACCTGTAAAAGTTGCTGCCTTGCGTGTATTTATCTCGTTGTAATTGCGTACCAGCCTGAAAGTGGTTGCACTGGCTATCTGGATAAAGTACGATTGCCCTGCCAGGCTAATGCCGGATGTGCCATTGGTAGTATCCATACTGGTGCCTGTTGGGTAGGTAATAGTTACCACATCGCCATCGGCAAGGGTTGTAGTATCTGATACGGTAACAGTGCCGGTATCGTCAATTGCTGTTGCTGCCATTGAGGTTGCAGGTTTGCCCAGGCCAACTTTGTAAACGCCCGATGCGGCCGAAATGGACGGCAATAAGCCAGTAAAACCAGCAGTAAAGGCTGCCTCCTGGGTGGATGCTTTGCCCAGCCAGTACAAACGCTCGTTAGCTATTTGTATTTTGGTTAAATAACGCTGGACCATAAAGTCCGACAGGTCAACGATGCCTTCATAATCCAGGAATGCACCGGGTTTAAGGCTTTGCGCCTCCCACGATTGGACGAGCTTGTCCCATTGTTCCTGTTTCATAAACTCGAATACCACCGGGTCAAGGTAGCTTTCGTTTTGCAGGGCGGTGGTGCCCTGATCGGTAAATATGCCCGATGGGTCTTGTAGTACTACGTCGTCATCCACATCAAGTATCACCTTGCGCGATTTAACGTCGTTAATAACAGTAAGCAGGCCACGTTTCACCGAATCGGCTTCGAGCAGTGTGCTGGCCATAAACCCGGCCAGCGCTTCGCCGGCATAGGTGTTGTTTGTAAATGTAAATTGAGCCATTTATTTTTTAATGATTGAATTATTGAGTTGTTGAATTATGGAGTGAGTTAGCGAATGAGTGATGGAGTGAATACTCACTAATTCAGTCATTCACTCAATCACTAATTATTTCCCCACTGCTTTTTTCACCGCATTTTTAGCCAGGGTGCTGGTTGGGGCAAAGAAGGGGGTTTGTTCGGTTTTAGCTTTGTTACTGCGTTTTGAGCCTTCGGGGGTAAAGTTGGAGCGTATCTCGTTCTTTACTTCTTCGCGTGTTTTGTTTAGGCGGTTGTTGGCTGCTGCCAGGGCTGTTTGTGCCTCGTTAAGTAAGGCGTTCTGGGCGTGCAGTTTGGCTTTTAGCGATAGTATTTTGCTTTGCACATCGCCTGCTTTGCCTGCTTTTTTAAATTTGTCGGCCGGTGCATCATCGTCATCATCCTCAAAACTATCGGCATCCGGGTCGGTGTCCGGGTCAGATAGGGGAGGGCTAACTTTTTGTACCTGCCCGCCTTTAACCGCAATTTTACTGCCCGTTGCGGTGGTGTAAGTGTCGCTGCTGGCGGGGGTGGTCATGTCGGCATCCTGGTAAACCTCGGTACCTTCATCCATTTCGCCGCTGTGGTGCAGCGTACCTTTGTCGGTAATGGTTTGTTTGTTCACCACTTTTTTAAAGTAGTTCATCACCTTATCCAAAACCGATGTAGTTTTTTCGATAAGTTCTTTGTTCTCCATGTTCATGTTTGTTTTACTGTTTTTGTTTAAGAGTTTGTTAATGCACCGCTGATAAACCGCAGGTGCGGCGCTGGTATAATTTT